GCTTGGAAGTAATCTTCGTAATTGCCGGCGATTCGTGCGCACTTTCGCACTAAAAAATGCACGAGCGGCATGTTGTCCATGACCAGCTTTTCCTGTTCGGCGGTCATGCGCCGCCTCCCGCCCGAAACGGCAGGTCTATCATTTCGGGTATATGGTGATGTGTCCATATCGCGCACATCAGGTTCCAGACAAATGCCCGGTCGTGCGGTTCATCCATGTCGCCGCGTAGATATTTCAGATAGTGCCGTACACCACTGTCTATATAGCAATGCAGCGGGATCCCTTTTTCCCAGTTGCGGTCACCGTATTTGTGACATCCGGATTCGTAATGCGCCGATACTTCCAGCATCGTCGTGTACATGTCTCCACCCTTACAGTGTCGCACAAACGCCCAAATTGCCTCACACAGGCTGTCCGTGCTGCCTTTGCGGACGTATGCGTCGATATATTCCAATGTTCCGCAAGTGTCCGCTAACATATGCACCACATCAAGCGGCAGCAGATCGCATCTGCCTTTGCCTTCCGCAACGTCGCGGACAGCCCCGCTTTCAAATTCGCGGCGAGAACCGGAATCTAAAATTTGTTCTGACATTTTTTACCTCTTTCTTTTATGGTATTTTGTTGTGATTTATGGTACATTCTTGTTATTTTTCGCTCATTTTATCAGATCAATCTCACGTTTGGTTACATCCCTGCCTCAAACGAATAATCATCCGGGCAGGTTTTATATTTCGATTCGTTTTTACTCGAATCACCTATTTCGTGAATTACTAATAGTTGTTTTAAATCAAATAACGCTGTGGGTATTTCGTAAATATTATCATCATATAAAGATTTCCCGTTCCCATATTCGTCCCAATCTAACCATGCTTTATAATCTCGCTTGATATCTTCGTAAACTTCTCTGGCAAAATCCATATTGTTTTTATTAATAACAAATAATTCATGTGAGCCTTTTGTTCTGACTATGTAAGTTTCGTCGAGTGTAAAAGTAATAACATACTCCCATCCCTCCGCGTCAATTCGTACTGACGCAGGTTTACGATGTTCAAGACTAAAAATTAATGCCTTTAAACAATCGACCGGAACGTTGGTCAAATAACTCGCTCGATCTGTAAATTCACCCAATGTAACTGTAACCCATCCTGTACGCGGATTCGCAAGCATATTTTACTCCTTTTCTTATATAAAAATCCTTTTAATTATTTTAGAATTCAATCAGTCTTTTATTTTATTCTTTAATTCGTATATCGCCATCTTCAAGTATGCTGTCTATTCAAATAATCTTTTATTACAGCTGCAGCTTCTGCCCAGCCGTAGCACACTTCAACGCGATAACCTTGATCCCGCAACATTCCAATCCACTTTTTTTGATTTTCGCTCGGTTTATTGCTTCCGACTTTAAGCTCTATGTATAACCCGTGACATCCGGCACGCGGTACCGGCAATGATATATCAGGTACCCCTGCCTGTACACCCTGCGCCTTTAAATGCGTCGCTGTGACGATATCTCGTTTCCCGCCGTTCGGAATGTGATGAAGAAGAGCCAGCTCGGGAATTGCCGCCTCGTTATATTCTTTCCAGGTAAAAAGCGCCTGCTGCTCCTGGCTCTCGGTTGCTATTACGCGCGGTTTAAATAACTTAGTTTGCTTTTTCAATGTTTCCTCGCTTCCTTTATCCTATTTTTGGATTATAATCTTCAAACCGTTTGCAAGTTCTGAATATTTTGATATTGTTTACCCATCGTGCCAGCATCCGTGTTTTTTTAGGCGAGTCGCATTTATCATAAATCATAACATACGGATCATAACCCAAATCTCGAATTGTATATATCCGATACAAATCTTGCTCATGCGTGCTGCTAAAGTTTGTTAAGATATATACTCGCTTTCTCCTGCAATCCTTTATTTTTGATAATTCGTTATACTTAATAAACTTGTCCGTCAAATCTTCTTCAGGATTGTCCCAAGCAAAATGAATCATCTTAACTTTTATTTTGTTAAGCAGGCTTATAACGTCGGGATCTGTGAACCTAATGTCTATTCCCTGCGTGAAGTCAATCCATGCTTTACTGTCGACAAGTTGTTGCAAAAGTTTTTCTCGGTCTTTACAGGCAAGCAAATTCGGATCAAGAAGTTTTATTGTTTTGCGATCCGCTTTAAAATCCGATAAATCCGCTACTTGCTTTGAACATCTTCCTTCTTTGCCGGAAACTATGCAGAATTTGCAATCTCTTGGACAACCGCGCGTTAGAAATCCATATGCTTCGGGATATTCGGGATATATACCGTAATCAGGTTGCATACGTTCTACTGCATCAGGTAACTTGTTCTGTAAGCCATATCCTGTTCCGCCTTCGATAATCTTATCAGCCTGTATGACGGTACTGATATCTGGCGTAAACGTAAATACCTTTGACTTGTAAACAACGTCATAATGATCTAACGCCATCCACCAATCAACCTCGTCTCCTTGTGATTTATGCCATGTTGAAATTTTCATCAAGGCTAAATTAGGGAAATTATGCCCGTCAACGTCTAATAAACCTATTTTCATGTTCTCACCCATTCACTACAAGTTTGCTTAATATATCCTGCTTCCGCTTTTCTTTTTCCTCTGCGCTGATCGGCACGTAGTCCGGATTCGGCGGCGGCAGCGCGACCAGTTCCGCGACGATTGCATTCCGCTTGTCGTTCAGCTCCTGCGGAGTTGCCGGCTTTTCGGCTTCCGGTAACGTCATCCGCTGCGACATTCCCGATATCATTTGCCTGACGGGTTCCGGTAAGCTTTCACGGTATTCCTGCCGCTGCCTCATGATCGGCAGCTGCTTCAGGAACTGACCGTGAAGGACAGAATTAAAAACATCTAGCGGCATCATCGCATGCTCATACAGCGTCCGAGCGGACCCGCAGTAGCGCTGCAGGATCGGCGGTAGCTTGTCAAAGGTTTCGTTTTCACAGTAGCCGGAGTTCATAACGGCTTTTTTGTAGATATTCCAATATTCTTCATCCGTAGGTTCTCCGGTTGCCGCAGAAACGAGATTCTTTAGCTCTGTGCTGATTGTTGCTATATCTGGCGGATAACCGCTGTGTGTCTTTATAAGGGATTTTACAGCAACGGCAACTAACTCATATGGTTCTTTAGAAAACGATTCTTGCCATATTGACGCTATCCCTGCGTATTCGTCCGGAGGTATCTTGCTGTAAAAAGCAGGATAAGATGCTTTGAGAATTGCCATTATTTTTATAGTTTCAACTCGGTTCATTTTGTAATTCTCCTTCTTTCCGCATCTTTTCTTCTTCCTCTGCAAGCATTGCAAGAAACGGATTATTGTTATATTGCGGCGTATATGATTTTGATGACGTACCGGTAAACATTATTGCGGCTTTTACCTCGTCCTCCCACTGCCCCCTGTTAAGCCATGTTGCTGGATTCGGTATGTACTGACCGTTTTCTTTTTGCCACTGATCTGATTCTTTTTGAGCCGTTACCGCTGATACGATTTTTTCTATAAGTTCTTGGTTAGGTTTGATTTTCTTCCACGCTTTCCTTGCGTCCTCTTTTGCTGTTTTCTTTGGATAAGCAGACCAAAATAAATCAAAAGAATCGTCAGTAACAGATGGTGTTGTCTTTATATTCTTTTGTTCTGTTCTGTTCTGTTCTGTTCTCTTACTGTTCTGTGCGTGACAGGGCGTTTGTCCCTCGCTTGTCACTGGATTGTCACAAGATTGTCCTGCATCTGTCACAGGCTTGTCACGCGTGACATTATTGTTTTTATATCTCTCACGCTGATTTTGTTTTCTGATTTTTGCTCTTTCACGGCTTTCTTCCCGCGCCAATATTAGCTTTCCTCCGTATTGATCCCAATCGTGAATAGTCATGTTTTCATTTATAAAACCCGATTCAATCAAAGAGGATATCAACTTGTCCGGGTTCTTTCCTCGGTAACACATTACGTCGGCAATTATCGCACTGTCAAATTTTGATAAATCTCCGTCAGGAGCGTAGTCGATTGCCCACCACCACAAGAGTATCAATGACCCAATTGTAGACGGTTTGTTAAGGGAAAGTTTGTAAGCTAATTTTTTTGTCTTTGGATGGTTAGCGAGTTCTTGATGCGCTTCTATCCATGCCACATTATCACGCCCTTTATATCACTTTCCCGCCGTGCCTATATGGGCGGCTTTTGTTATATTCGTGTTTGATGCGAATAATGCTGTCAATGTCAATGCCTTCCTTGCCGCAAAAGTCAAGGATTCGGATTATACAGTCGGCAAGCTCAACGGCGATACCCTCGGGCTTTTCGCAACGATCGGAACATTCTTCGCAAGGGATATTACAATATCCGCTTCCGTCTGCGATTGTTTCTTTGCCTTCGTAGCCCTCTTCAATGTTTACTTTGCAACGGTAATAAATGTTCGGCATGCCGTTCCGGTATTCCTCCAGCGCTTCCGACAGCTCCGAATGGCACAGCGCGATGACGTCTCCGAAGCTTCGTGGTTCTTCCCACCAGCCGTGTTCGATTGCCACGGAATGTATATCTTTTGCTAATTGATTTAGATCCATATGACCTTCTTTCCGCGCTCGGGGGCTTGTCCTTTCGGATCAAGCCCGCCGCGCTTCATTTTATGGTTTATGTTCCTGCGAAGAAATCAAATCCCTGCTGTGCCGGTTCGCTTGCCGGTGGGGTTTCCTGGGATGGTTGCTGCGCGGTTTCTGGTTGAGGAGCATCAACTTTTGTCGGTTCCGGAGTTTCTGTCTGCGAAGTTGCTTCATCGGGAGCATCTCCCACAAATTCAGCATCACCGCTTTCTTTGATAACCGCAGTGTCTTTTTCGTAAGCTGTCTGAAGATCCACTGACATGATACCCCATTTTGATATGAGCTGGCGGAGCATCGTTTTGTATGCCATACCGTCAAAATCTTTCTCCCAGAACGTATACCCTTTCTTCGCGGCGTATCCTTTGCTGTATCTTAAGGCATGAGCTTCCATTTTCTTTTTCGACCAATACATTGCTTTTTTGAATCCGTTTACGTATTCGAACATTGCATAATAGCCGATTGTTTCTGCGTTTTCCCGGTCTTCTTCGTCTTCGATAAGGTTGACTTCGATCTCTTCTTCAAGCGGATTGTACTTTACCAGTTCGCCTTCTTTTATCGCCAGTACATTCAGCTTCTTATATTGTCCGGAGCGCACCGCAAGCTGTATATAGCCTTTATATCCTAGTTGAAACTGAGCTACCTTCCGGTTGTTCTTGTTATCGCTGAAAGGAACCATGTAATATTGACCGAGCTGCGGAGAAGGCGAAAGTCCGAGTGATTCGCCGAGAAGCGCAGCTGACAATATCGTTCCTGCGTCGCAGTCCTGGAGTGCCGGATTAACTGCAACTGCGCTTGATACCGCCGCTATAAACCTTGCCGCTCTTTTCGGATCTCCGAGAGTGCTGTTGATAAGATTTTTATACCCGTCACCCTGAATTGCTACCGAAAACTTCTGCTTCGGTTTTGCTGCCAAACTGTTTGATACTGCCATTTATATAGCCTCCTTCTGTTCTGTGGGAACACGTCCGTATTTGATGTTGTTTGATTTTAAGAACGCTGCGAGTACCTGCAACTGTGCGCTTGTCGCCCAAACGCGAAAGTCTGTCATGATAACCGGTTCTTCTGCTTTAAATTCTTCCTGAGGATTGCTCGGTTCGCTTGTTTGAACGTTTTCGGGTTCCTGCTCTGGTTCTGCTTCTTGGGCATTCGCTTCAATGTGAAGACGATGCGTTGGCAGGGCTTCCGGTGCTTTTAATTCCGCCGCCTTTTCATCCATTGCTCTCAGACGAATGTCCTCTGCAAGCGCGTCTCCGAGATTTAAGCGTTCCAGGTATTTACTGATAACCGGAGTTTCGTGCTTCATTTTCATTGATTTGATGGCGTTCAGATCGGTTTTGACCCGCTCGAATGTTGTCATCATTTCCTGTGTAATGTCAACAACCTTTGCCGCGGCGGTTTCCCATTTGATGTTGTAAATTTTATCAAAGGTGAGTATTTCGCCAAGATCCTTTACATTATCTTTGTAAAACCTTTCAAGCGTATCGCGCTTCTCTTTTTTCTTTCGCGCCTCGAATTTTTTGATCTTGCCGTCGATTTCTGACACAGGCCCGTTGACCATCCCGATCAACTCTTTGACCTTTTTTTCAAAATCATTATACGGTTCCAGGCACATCTTTTTAACGCGAATTTTTTCCGAATTGAGCGCATCGGCGAGTTTGTTCAACTCCGCCCGGTCCTTCTTTGCATCCGGAACGTCTTTATCCTCGATCACAAGGTTCCGGTAACGCTCCAGCTTTACATTAAGAGCGGATTTCAAATTGTCATAGTTAAACTCAATCGGTTGAAGATTCTCAATGTCTGTCTTTAATATCAGTTCAAGTCCCATATTTCACTGTTCCTTTCTTGTTAAAAAATACGGTTGATTATTTCAAACAGATACGTATTGTCGATTTTAAAATCGGGTTCTTTTTCTTGCCGCTCTTTGATGCACTCTATCGCGTGGGAAAAATACGCGCTATCAACACCCGCAAGTTGATCCGCGAATACATCAAGATTGTGTAAGTCCATTTCGTTCAATTGCAAACACATTTTCAGGTATTGCCCTGCGTTTATCGTCCATCCCCTTGTTATAAATTTCCGCGAGCGGATTATCGAACACAACGGATATTTGCTGCCGCAGTAATACAGTTCCTTGTTTATAATTGCTTCCAAAGCCTTTGCGGGTAGATTGACTTCATTGTTAAAATAGTCGTAAGAACAGGTGCAATGAATAAAATCGTAGTTGGTATGTATTTCTGACACATCCCCGTAAAACCGGATAACAAGTTGTATTTTGTCCGAAAGGGAAATTGCGTTAGTGGAAAAATAGCGGGGTCTGTATTCCGGCTTTACCGTCTGTTCTTCCTCGGTCTCGCCAGTGTCCGGTTCGGTTTCGCCGTCTTCGGCGGCTATGCCTTTACTTTGGATAAACGCTGTGATGCGTCCGGAATCTTCATCGAGCCTGATTTTTACCTGTGATGTGCCGGGGTGGGCGGAGTTCCACAGATTCGCATAATAGCGGGCTACCGCTTCACATGATTCCTGCGTTTTAAAATATATGTCATAGTCGTTCGGTTCTTCGCCCGTTAAAAGCGATACCAACGCGCCGCCGGTTATCAAGGCGTTTTCGTATATTGTTCTCTTGATGTCTTTATCTTCTACGTTGCTTACCCAGTCGTCCATTTTCCATTTGAGGTGTTTTCCGATATTTTTAGCGTTCACGTGTTGTTCCTTTCATGCGATATCAGGGAGCGCAAGCGGTGGCCTTTTCCCGCTCTGTACGTATTCCCAAAATTTAATTTCTTTTTCAAGCAGGTAGTCCAGGTCATCTTTAATGTCACGTCTTTCGATGTAATAATGCCTTGTGTCGAGTCTTATATCGTGGCTTCTCGTATGTTTGAGCTGCGCTTTGAGGATCGCGAATTCCCATCCTGTGGCAAGTAATTGATGAAGCACTTGAATATAATAATTTTCCGGAATGCGGTTGTCCCATTTTTTCCACTGCTCAGATTTAAGAATATCAGCGGTCTTTATTTCAAGAATACCAGGTAATAACGTTTCTTTATGTTTTAATCTTCCGTCGAGTGTCGCCAGTATAAACGGATATTTTTCATTTCTGATTACGTCGTATTCTGTATAAGTCACTTCATATTGCGGATGATCGAGAGCGAACAGTTGCCGGAGAAGCGGCTCTGCGGCGTTCCCGTATTGTACACATTCTTTATCGGATATATCGCTGTTTTCGCGCCTTCCGGTCTTTTCTTCCCAAAGTTCAATGTTTGTTTGGTACGGGGAAGCTCCGACAATTGCCGAAGCTTCCGACGCGCCGATCCCGCTTTGACGGTCCTTAAGCCATTCTTCGCGGTTAAGCATAAATGCCCTCCGCCGTTCTTACTTCTATACAACGTTCACAACCGACGGTTATTTCTTTGCCGTGGCGCGTCGTTCTGTATACTGTTGTATCCGCTTCTATCTCATCTCTGCAGACAGGACAGCGATAAGTTAATCCGTCATCTGCTGTCGGATACCCCGTCCGCATTACCCGGCGTATGTCCGGTCGGGGCAGTTGTAGCATATTGATTTTGACATTATGTAGCCTCCGTTTATTTTTATTAGAGGTTGATTTTATCGGTTGATTATGCTATAATGATTAAAATAGTTTCATTTGTGCCTTTGCCGCTTCAAGGCGTTCCGTTGCGGCGGCATAATAGTCGGGGTCTATCTCAAATCCGATATAGTCGAAATGTAGATTGTGACACGCTATTAGACTTGATGCGCTGCCGACATGGGTGTCGAGGATTTTATCGCCGGGTTTGGCGTAATGGGATAAAAGAAACTCATACAAGTTTATTGGTTTTTGGCAAGGGTTTATTTTGCCGTTATAATCTCTCATGGCTAAAGGATCTCGCTTAAAGATTTTTACGTTCTTGTCAAACGATGTCCACGCTAATTCGGCTTCGGCGTATGTGCGGTTATAAAACCCTTCTCCTTTGTCCCATATCACAAAGCATCTTGTCGGCGGTAACGGAAAGTAATTTCCTCCCCATATGATTTGGTTTTTGCTGACACGGAATAGTTCGTTGAAATATTCTTGTTTTGGAGTTGATTTATCCCAATCTTTTTTTTCAAAGTTGTTATTGCCTTGATATCCTACATTTCCGCCGTCCATGCCTATTCCATACGGCGGGTCGCAAATGGCTAATTCCGCGTAATTGTCTGGCATGGTTTTCATGTATTCCATGCAATCGCCATTGATAAACAACTGCGGTTTTTGTAATTCGTTCCAGTTTATTATCTCTATTTTTTTACACTCCTTTAAATATAGCTGATTCAGTTCTAACATTTTTCCTCCGTCAGTCTGCCGTTCCGCAGCGTAATATTTACAGGTGGTGTGACACGTTGATGTCCGGTCGGGGCAGTTGTAGCAGATTGATTTTGACATTATGTAGCCTCCTAAATTTCGTATAGAGGTTGATTTTGTCGGTTGATTATGTTATAATAATTAAAATAATCTTTGTTGCGCCATATGCGCTTGTAGGCGTTCCTGTGCTGCTTCGTAGTAGTCCTTGTCAATTTCAAAGCCTATGTATTCATAGTGCAGATTGTGACATGCTATAAGGCTTGACGCGCTTCCGACATGGGTATCTAATATCTTGTCGCCGTGTTTTGCGTATTTTGATAATAACCATTCATATAATTTCACCGGTTTTTGCGTAGGGTGAATCTTTCCGCCATCTGCTTTGCGGTCTGCCATCACTTGATGGATTGAATATCTAAAAACCTTTGCTGGCACTTTGCAATTTGTCCATGCGTATTCTGCGCTTGCAAAATTGTCAACGCTTTGTTGCTTGTCCCAGACAATAAAGTATTCTGTTTTAGGAAGGTTAAAATTATTGGCCCCCCATATTATCTGCGTTTCGCTCACCCTGAATAATTCGTTGAAGTATTCTTGCGTGGGAGCAATGTCCCACTTCAAACCGTTCTTGGCTTTTTCGGTTTTGTCAATTCTTAAACTTCCGTGCTTAAACCTTTCGAGCTCGTACGGCGGGTCAACAATTGCTAAGTTAAAATATTTATCAGGGAATTGCTTCATGCCGTCCATGCAATCCATTAAATATAGCTGATTCAGTTCTAACATTTTTCCTCACCCTGTCGCCGACGCGCATCATTTATACACCGCCCGAACACGCACCAAGATGTCGCCGCCCATGTTCCGGTCAAGGTCAAACTCGGTCGTTGCTTCGGCGAGCCTGTCCCGGTTGACCACAACCGGGGCGCCTCCTAAGTTATCGCGCAGCGCTATTGACAATACTTTTTTCAGGTATATGTTGTCGTTCGCCACCTCCGCGACCTGCGCCTGCAGTGCGCGGATCTGTTTCTGCTGGTTGATGATCAACCGGTCTTTTGGGTTGTCCATTTCTGCCCCTTCCTTTTGTTTATTTTTGATCTTTCCTGCGGGCGGTATCTTTACGCACCCGCGCTGTCTTTTTGCGAATTAGACCGTCTGGCGGCGCTGTGGTTCGTTGAAGAACAGATAATCGAATTCGCATCCGAACAACTTGCATAGCGCTATGCACTCGCCGACCTTGAAACTACCGCGCTTTTTTTTCTGAGTGTAGGTGTTTCCGATGATACCTATTTGGGCCGCTACCTCGGCGTCCGTCCAACCTTTTCTCGCCTGTTCCGCGTCTAGATTGCTATATACATGCTTTCTCATTTTATCCCTCCTTTCGACAAGAAATATCACCAAATCGTTTATTGTGATATTATTTTATCACCAAATTGGTTATTTGTCAAGCATTTTGTCGAATAAAATATCAACAAATAACCGAATTGGTTATTGTTGATATTGACAATTTCTATCATGTGTGTTATCATAAAGTTAAAGGACGGTGATTGATATGACATTCGGCGAACGTATGTCGATTGCAAGACAAGAAAAAAAGCTAACGCAAAAAGCATTAGCCGGTATATTAAATGTATCCCCCATGCGGATCAGCCACTATGAAAACGACAACAGGGAGCCTGACATAGAGAACATTAAAAAAATAAGCAAAATATTAGAAGTCAGTCCCGATTGGTTATTGGGTTTGAGCGACAAAAAAACCACCTGAACCGCCCGCGAAAAAGGGTTTTTGGCATCGATTCTTCGGCAGAAAGCGAACGTAGCATACACCCTTAACGCTATAACATAAATATCGCGCCATAACGGGCATTTATATTATATCTAATACGCATTTTATATAATAGAAAAAGCGGAGCCATTAAGCTCCGCCTACCTCTCATATTATATTCACCTCATCCATTTTGCTTCAAACCGAGGACGGCTGCTTCTATCATCACATCAATGGTATCGCTGTCGTATGTAAAGCCTTTGGACTGCAGAAAGCCAAGCACATATAATTTTTTCTTTTCGCCTGCTCCGGATTCGCGGAACAGCTGTTCAGCCGCCGCGACCGCCACGTTAACCCACATCGTCAGCTTTTGATTCTGCGCTTCTGTCAGCTTCGCCCTGATCAAAGGGATGAGTATAACCGTTATCACCAGCGATACCAGCGTTATCACTGCCTGGAATATCGGTGTCAGATCTGTCATGATGATCCCCTTTCTTGAATTTAAATGATTGTAATATTTTCTCCCTGTTCTCGAACGCCGCCTTCGCCATATAGCCAATAATACCGCCCGTCAGCGGAACGGCGACATACATCAGGTAGCCTGTCAAGTCAATGTTGACGGTAACATATTGCTCCGCTGTCGCCGCTATATAAAGCTGGATTGCGTTGAACAACGCGCCGTAGACCGCGCCGCATACCCACAGTATGACGGATAGCTTAACGACCTTTTTGCTGAACTCTACGAACGGTTTCACGACATCGCCCTGTAAATCTTGTCCCAGAAATCTTTTGGGAAGCGGTGCTGCAATGTCTTCATGGCGGATATTGCCGCTGCAGGCTGGTCAAACTTCGCCTTGTCCGCTATTTTTTGCATTACATCGTCAACCGTTTCTAAGGGCGCAGGAGTAACCGTAATCGCGCCTATCGCGTTCGGTATGCCTATGTACTCTGCCGCAGAGAAAACCTTAAACCCTGCCCCCAGCCTGTCCCTTACCTCAAAGTGCAGATGCGATCCCGTCGACCGCCCCGTGCTGCCCTCGACGCCTATCAAGTCGCCCGCCTTGACAGCTTGTCCGACGGCGGCTTTGCGCACGGCAAGGTGGTTGTAGCAGACGATTTTATTCTGCCTGTCTCGAATCCACACGCGGTTGCCGAACTGCCACGCTTCGTTCGCGCGGTTCGTGACGATCTCCGACTTTACGACCGTGCCGTCCGATACGGCGTAAATGTTCTTGTCAACGCCTACAAGGTCAATCCCATTATGCGGAGCTGTTGCGCCCGCAACCGTCCGTGTCGGCATCTGCGGCGACGTGACGCGAAAACTGCTTTTGTATGGGTACACTTATCTCCGCCTCCTTTTCGTCAGCCTATAAACAATTATCATGGTTATCCACTGTGCTATATTCGTTACTAATATCAGAGCGGAAAATATCTGTACAGGTATACTATCCATGCCGCTCCAGCCCATCCAATCTGCCCTCACAGCGCGTCATGCGCTCGACCAGCGTGTTGTGCTTTTCGACCTTCTTTTCCAGTTCGGACAGGCGGTAGTTCACCATTTTGCCTGATATGAACACGCCGAAAAAGGCGGACAGCGCCGTGCCTGCAACTGTGATTAATGCAATTAATATTTCTTGTGTCATTGTTTTTCCTCGATAAATAGATTAGGGCGGTTTGTTTCCGCCCCCCCTGTACGTCAAATTTATGTTTGATGGAATGTTATATCTGCGGAGCAGCAATTATCGTATCATACTCTTCTTGTGTAATTCTGCCTTTAGTTAGTGCTGTTTGCAACTGCTCAATCGTCATTTTTCTTGCCACCCAAAGCGGTAAATAAATATTAAACCATGTAGCTGACATTGTTAATTCCCCCCCTTTATTCCAATGACATTTCCATTATAGCGACTTGCGCGTCTAAAAGCTGTGTTGCCAGTTCATCAAGCGTAGGCGGTTGAACAGCCGGAATCTCTGCTTCTTCCGCTGCGTTATACCACACATCGAAATTTGATTCGATTATCTCCGCAAGGTTCGGTCTTAATCTTGTTTCAATGTGCAGTACGTCGTATTCATACTCGGTTAATCCGTCTTGATTAACTGTTTCCATATATCCGCCGTTCCATAAGGCGACTGTCGTTTTACTGCCGCGCGTGTCAACGACCACCCGCGATGATGGCAATGCTGTATTTTTTGTTTTCATAAACTCTCCTTTAACGTCAATGAATATATAATCACGCTATCACGGATAAAATTATAATTACCATTTCGCAACAATACAATTGGAGTATATCCGCTCATTGATTTTAATTTAAACATCGACTTATCTCTTGGGGAAGAACGGTCAACCTCTATAGCTAACCGTTCATTTTTCCTCGTTGCAATAATATCTATTCTTCCGCTTGTTCCGTTCCCTGCATCGGGCACAGGATGCTCTAAGACTACTGTATATCCCTTGCTTCGCAGGTGTTCCGCTATCTCGTACTGTGCTGTTTTGGCATGGTCTGTTATCGCTAAACCATTAAACAATTCTGCTACTGACATTTAAAATCCCCACTGGGGAATAAAAAGCCCGCCACCGTGAAGCCAATGCGCGTGAGAAGGTGCGGAAGTCGCGAAGAAGGACAACACACCATCGAAAGCACCAATAAACGGACGCCCACCGACACGAACGGCACGGACGGACGTTGTGCCGTTAACAATATAAGCGTAATCGCTGTAATACTGTGTTGCTGACGCTCCGGTTTGAACAGTTGGCGTTATTACGCACGGATTATTGTTGCTCATTGCGATTGCTTTTATATATCCGTCTGCGTGCTGTGTGGTCTGCGGAAGTTTAATAAACGCGGCGGTTGCAAAATCAGTTACATCGGGTTTATTAACATTTGCAGGTGAATACGATTTATCTACGCAATAATACCACTCCAGTTTATACGGGTCTTCTACGGTATCCGAACCAATAAGTTTTGCGAATAAATCAAACAACGTTGAATATTGATTTCCCCAGATGTTTTCGCGGTATCTGTAACGCATGGGATATAAAGTCGCTGATGCGGGTGCGGTTGCTCCCGACGGACAGCCTGACGGAGTTAGCACTGTGTTACACGCGCCTGTTTTCCACGGACGCGATGATATAGTTGTTGCTGTGGTAACGCTTCGCGCCGCGCCATCAAACGTAATAAGTCTGTATGTTCCTTCGGCATTTAACGTTCCGTTCGCTTCACAGTTTTGGATATTTGTTATTACATTTAGATCAGCAATCGCCGCAGATGTGTTGTAAGTTGCGCCGAGATAGATTGTTTGCCCGATTGCAAATTTAGCGCCGATCGCCGATGTAACGACAACCGCGTTTGTGTCCGCCGCTTCGAGTGCGATTGTATCGGACGCGGAGTAAGCCATACCCGACGCGCCCGCCATGATAGCCTGACAGTTTGTAGTCGCAAATTCAATTGTAAATAACAGCCATTCGTAATGTCGTACAATAGACGGTTCAAGCACGGCAGCGGCGTTATATGTTTTTGCGGCATCCATCAGTGAATAATAAGAACCCCATTCGTTTTGATAACCGGGAAGGGAGACAGCTACACCGTCTTTTAATGCAAGGGAATAACATGGCAGATATGTTTTTGCACGTATTGTACCATCTGCGTTTAAGCATATCGGATGCGGTTTCCACCCGTATATATTAGCAGGAGAAACACCTATAACGCCCGATATGGAATAAGGATTATCTTGCGAAAAATCCTCCTGATAGTACCACAGCGGGTCTATTTCAACGGCAACATAATTGCCTTTTGTACCGTCCTCGGCAAAATCAGGGTCTCCAAAGTATGATTGTACCGTAAATACAGGTTTACCGCCCACTGTTGCCCAATCACCAACACATTTACGGCGGTTAAATGGTGCTAATCCATCAAAATTATTTACGGCAGTTTGTGTGTCTGTGCCGACATTTGCGGTTTTGCCTATACTATCCCATAAGCGGGTTAAACCTACGGTTATACCGCCTACACCTGATACGCCGTATTTGGGACGGTGAAAACCGGCGAGTTCTGTCAATGCGTCTTTGACGTTAGTTGCTTGGATTTTTCCCGTTTCATCGGTAAACGCTATCAAATCGGAATTTTGTATAGGATTATAAAGCGGCATATTACTCACCCTC